CTAGCCCTCCTGGTCATAGAAGGTGGCATGGGGCGCGTCGAAGGTGAGCTTGGCGCTTCCAAGCGTGCCATAGCGTGCCTTAAGGACGCGAACAAGCAGGGGACGAACATCTAGCTCTGAGTTGTACCTCCGCTCCTTCTTGTCCCTGCCGTCGACCTGCAGGAAGAGAGCGTTGTCGGAGCCGTAGTCGATACCCTGCGAGCCAGCGAAGACGTTGAGCTCGGTGTTCGCATCGTTGTACTTATCGCGCGCGACGCTGCTTATCAGGAAAACGGGGACGTCATACGTCCGGGCGATGTTGCCCAGGGCTTGAACGCAAGCGGTGATGACAACGCGTTCTTCCGCGCGAACATTGAAATTGGTTGCTGCAATGAGTTGAAGGTAATCCACAAAAACGGCAGGGCGCTGCCCACGTTCGTGAATGCAATCACCGATGCAACGCCCGAGATCTTCCATGGACGTTTGGCTGTCCATGATGCACGAGTTAGGTGCTACGGTCTCGGCGTAGATGGCGCAAGCGTGCTCAAATGCCTCCCTCTTCTCGGGGATAGCCCCGGTCGCTTCGGAAAGGCTGAAGTCTCCGTTGCCGAGGCGCGTGATGCCCTTCTGAGCAATGCGATACGCGGGGAGTTCCGCGGAGTAGAAGACGGTGGGCACGCCTTGGGAGGCAAGGTCGTCGGAGATAACCTTGAGGAGCGTCGTTTTGCCGGCAGCGGGTGCCGCTCCGACTATGGTCAGGATTCCGGGTACGACGCCTCCGATGAGCTTGTCGAGAGAGGGGAGGCTGCGTATATGAGCCATGGGCTTACGCCCGTTCATTTCCTCGATATAGGTCTTGAGCTGATCGGCTTCGACGTTGAATGAGCTATTGGCTACAGGCTGCACGGATCCGACACCTCCAACTCGTGAAGGTACTCAAAAAAGCTGGACTCGATGACGAAGAGGCGGCTATGAAGCTTGAGGCAGCGACCGCTCTCTTTCATGAGCGACGCGGCGGCAACCTCCCCAAGCCCGGTCAGCTCACGAATCTCGGTGACGCCGAGCAGACGCTCGCGTCCCAGAACGACGCGAGGAGGAGCGGGTACGATACCCGCTTTGGGAACAACGGAATCTACCATGGTAGAATCTCCTTTGGTCTGCTCACTCCTCCCCACCTCAGTTTGGCGACTAGAGGGGAGGGGTGGGCGGCTTTTTGTTTCTATGGCCTTCTTTGGGCACCTCCATTCCGGCATTCGCTTATCTGTGCAATTCGATGATACTGCTTCTGGCAATCGAGGCGCTGAAGATTCAGAAAAAGTTCCGAAAAGTTTCGGATAAGCATTTTTACCTCGAAAAACAGGGTTATACTTACAATGAAAATCGATTGGGGGATGAAATGGAACGCTCCAGGAAACCGAAAAAACGAAAGTTTGGGACGACCGTCCTTGAACAGACCGATGACAACATCAGCATGTTCAAGGAACAACATCCGCAAGAGTTTAAGACTCCGGGGGAAGTGGTCGACCTTCTCGCGAGTCTATGTCTCCGCGTCAACAAGGGTGCGGCTGCAGAGCTGAGCGCTTTTTGTGCGCAACGGGTCAAGTCTATTCAGGATGAGCTTAGTGGATATGGCGATGCTGAGTCCCTGTCGCTCGCTGCCGACGATTTAAACGACAAGCTCTCTTATTACAAGACTCTTCGTAACCATATGCTGCGATTTGTTCCGCAAGACAGCCTTGTTGATAAGGGGCCGTCAATGAAACGCGTGGACCTGCGAGGTGGCTCGTATCTCGTTGTCCCCGACGATTGGCCGGTGGTCAATGAGTCGAATGCTGCGTCATGCGACTATGCTTTCGTTCTTGAAGTGCGGAATGCAAGCGATGCAATTCCGCACTATGTTTATCTTTCCTCAAAGGAAGTCTGCCCTACGGATGAGGTGCTTGATGCGATAGCTGATATATGGCCGGGAATTCGTGATGTCCAGACTTCTCAGGTTGAGCCAATCTATGACAAGGACGGCATTATTCTGAATGCTGACGAATGGATGAAGGCACCTATAATCGGCGTCTTCCCCATTCGTGACGCCTCATCGTTTTCCTGGGAGGATAAAGCTCCATATGGAGCGATGGTCTATCGCCATTAGCCTATCTATGTTCAAAGCAAGGGAAGGGCCGGGCATATCTCGGCCCTTCCCTTATGAATTGCTCTCTTGGGAAATAAGCTCGCCGAAGGCATCTGCTGCCTTACGATCGTTTGCCTCGATGGCGTGGGAGTAGATGGAGAGCGTCGTACTTGGAGATGCGTGTCCAAGTCTTGCCTGGACAGTCTTCACGTCTGCGCCTTCTCCGATTAGGAGCGTCGCCTGCGTGTGCCGCAGGGCGTGGGGGACGAGCCCGCTGTATCCCGTGCCCCTCACGTGCTCTTTGCCGCTTCGCTGGAATCTTCTGGTGATATTGCTGTAGCTCCCAAAGCCGTTATCGACGCAGAAGTCGCGGAACCATCGGTCGAAGTTGTGGCCGTCTACGTTGACGACTGTGGCGTATGTGCCATCCTCGGTCGTGACGACCTTTATGCCGTTAACGATAGGCGTCTTGTCGTCCTGATCGAGAGTGTATCGGTTGAGTTGCGCCCGCTGTTCCAGCTTCCATTTGCCGAGATAGCGGGCCAGGGAGTCGTTGATTGCTATGGTGCGTCGGCCCATCTTCGATTTTGGCGGTCGGAGAGTCTTGTCATTGGTGAACTGCTTCGACACGCTCAACGTGCGCTGCCCAAAATCGATGTCGCCCCAAGTCAAGCCGAGCATTTCGCCGCGTCGGAGACCACATTGGAGCAAGAGCATGGTGCCCGTTGCCTTGGCCGACAGTGGTTCATCCATGAGGCAAGACAGAAATCGTGAAGCCTCGTCTGCTGTAAGTGGAGTTCTTTCCCTGTAAGTTGGTTTGGGGAGCTTGATTGGCGTGCATGGGTTACGAAGGATGAGCTCGTTGTCTACGGCGTCTTGGAGAATCTGTCGCAGCTTGACATGCGTCCCGTGTAACTCGGCTTCTGACATTCCTCTTTTGCGGGCGTTTGCGTAGATGTGTCGTATATCGTCAGGGTGGAGGTCGGTAAGTTGGATATGGCCGAACATCTCTTGAATGTGGCTAATATAGTTGCCCTCACGGGCATAGGCGAGCGGTGACTTGAAGCCGCCCTCTTCCCTTAGGCTGTGGAAGTTCTCGGCGTACTTTGCGACGGTGAGGTTTCCGCTGTCATGAACGATACCGGAGTTCAACTCCTCCTTGTATTCTTCCATGGCTTTGCGGAGCATTGCCTGTTGCGTGCGTCTGCTCAGACCTTCGCAGTGTAGCGTTCTCTTGGATGAGTAGGCGTATTTGCCGGTCTTGGGGTCCTTGCCGAGGTTGAAGCGGTATTGGAATACCCCTTCTTTAACTTGATATACGCTGCCGTTTCCGACGACTCGTGGTCTGGTGCTCATGGTGGGATTCCTTGGGATTAGGCTAGGGGCAAGCCCTTAAAGGCTTGCCCCTAGCCTAATCCCAAAATTCTACCCAGGCAAGAGTATCTGGGTAGAATTAGGGTAGAAAGTTTTTGAAGCCTATATCTCGCGATTCTTGAAACATGCCGTTTTACATGCGGTTATATGAAGTTGTATAAAATTATAAAACACCAGCTCAAATAGAAATACAAGACCTCCTAAAGCGGGTGCCGACGGTTCGAATCCGCCCGGGGGCACCATTTGCATTTTGTACGAACCCGCTGGATGTCAAGTCTGGCGGGTTCGTTGTTTTCCACGTCGTAGTTCAGCGTCACTATGCACTCTTCGTCGCTCACGCTCGCCTGGTATACGAACGCCTTCAATAGAGTCGCGTCGTCCAGGGCGGAGCCGCATTGCAGGAAGTCGGCCAGCCGCTCGGGGTCTATCTGATCGTCCCTAATCGCCTCAAGGTCGAGCTTGGCGCGGTCGCGCTGATGCTCAAGCTCCGCTATGCGCTCCTTCGCGCCCGGGGCGATTATGCCCTGTTCGATGGCGTTCAGGATGTTCTTCAGGCCGCGCTCGGCGGCCGAGAGCGATTGGGCGGCCTGCTTGCGCCTCGCCGCCACCTCTGCCCCGTCCGAGCTTTCCGCCACCATGCGGGCTATCTTCAAGGCCTCCTCGCGGTCTTGCAGAAGAGCCCGCAGCGCCTTGACGATCTCGCCCTCAAGCTCCTCGCGCCTGACGGGCTTAACGCATCCGTCGTGGCAGCGGTAGTACTCGTACTTGCGGTTGCCGCGCCCGCGCCCGCTCACGCCTTGCAGGTTGCGCCCGCAGCCCGCGCAGATCGCCTTGCCAGAAAGGGCGAAGTCGCCCCAGCTCTCCGCGCTGCGCTCCTTGGCCGCGCGTATGCCCTGTGCCTCCATGAACGTCACCTCGTCGATGATCGCGGGCATGCCGCCCTCTTTGACAACGCCGCCCCACTCGTAGCGCCCCGTGTACTTCCGGTTCTTCACCATCCGCTCGACCATCGAGTAGCCGCACGGGTTTCCCTGCGAGGTCTTGACCCCGCGTGCCGCGAAGTCGCGAGCTATCGAGTTGGTGGTCTCCTTTGCTATGCGCCGCTTGAACGCCTCGCGCACGAAAGCGGCCTCGTCCTCGTCGATCACGTACTCGTCGGCCTCGTTGCTGGCGTAGCCGAACACGCGCACGCCGTTGGTCTTGCACTTGAGCGCGTTGCCCTCCATGCCGCGCCTCGTGCGGATCGCGGTCTTCTTCGACTCGCATGCCGCAAGGCCCTCAAGCAGCTTCTCGTAAATGATGCCCTCGGGCGAATCTGGTATCTGTTCAAGCGCCGAGACGAGCTTCACGCCGTGCTGGGCAAGCTCGCGCTTGTATATGGGCGCGTCGTACTCCCCACGGCTGAAGCGATCCATCATGTACACAAGCACTATGTCGCTCTCACCCGCGTTGGCTACCATGCGCTGGAACTCGGGGCGGTCATCGGTACGACCGCTTATGGCATAGTCGCAGTATTCCGCCACGATGGCGTACCTCTCGCGCTGGCACCACTGGCGGCAGATGCGCAGCTGATCATCTATTGAGGCCTCGCGCTGCTTGTTGCATGAAAAGCGGGCGTATATCACCGCAGTTTTTGGCATAATTGGAAACGGCCTCCTTTCAGAGGTTCTTTAGGAAAGCCCCGCGGGCAGCGTTGCAGCGCTATGACCCCGTGGGGCTTCTTCTTTCCCTAACGGTAGAGCACGGTGAAGCAGTACATCATCGTGTCGTCGTTCCCAGTGTTGGCGCAAGTCGCCATCTTCACGTCGACTACCTGGCATCCGGCCTCTTGGACTCGCGCCAAGGCACCGTCCAAGCGTTCCGTTACCTTTTTCTCGAATTGCGTTGCAGTCGACAACGTGAACCGTCCGTTGACCTGGAACACGAGCGCGTGCAGCTTTCCGTCGTTGACGATGAAGTCCTCCGCGTCGCTCGCCATCTTTTTGGCCGCGCTTTTGTTGAACATTCCCATAGTTAGTCCTTTCCCTCGCGCTTGCTCTCGACCTCGTGCCAATACCACGTTCCCAGCAATTCATCGACAGAGCATCCGTAGAACTTGGCAAGCTTTATAAGCTTCGATCCATTGATCTCGCGCTGGCCGCTTTCCATCATCGAGTAAGCCGGTACGCCGATACCAAGCACTTCAGCCACTTCAGGCTGTTTCTTGCCATATTTAAGCCGCGTTTCTTTAAGACGTGTGCCCACCGTGTCCTCCTTACTCCATGTGCATATTGTACAAAAAACTTTACAGACAGTGAATTATCTGCTTGCAAAAAGTCTCATGTTCTTCTATATTCACTAATTGTGAAGTTCACAGATAGTGAAGTGGAGGTGCAAATGAACCCGATCGCAAGTGAACGCGTCCGCATTGGCCTTAGCCAGGAAGGGCTTGCAAGCAAGCTTGACCTGAAGAGCCGAGCGACTATCGCCGCATATGAGAGCGGCGGTGAAATCCCCAGCTCAAAGCTTATTGCCATGACGCGCCTATTCCACTGCTCGGCAGATTATCTGCTCGGGCTTACGGAGAACAGGACGGTGGCGTAATGCCAGACGATTCAAAGCGACACCAAGGAGAGAAGCCCAAAACTGCCCGCGAAGTCGCTTTCGACACCATGTGTTCAACGATCAAGCAGGCGTACCGCGAATGGGAGAAAGGAGAGAAGAAGACGGCATGAGGCAATGGTCTACACGTGAACTTCGTTACCTCGAAGAGCACGCAGGCGAAGGTGCGGCGGCTATTGCCAAGGCCCTGGGGCGATCGGTTGATTCGGTCGAGTGGCAGGCGCGGAAGTGCGGCATCTCGCTGCGCAAGCGCAGGCAGTGCCCCCATTGCGGGCAGTGGACGTTTCGACCGCTCAACCGCATCAACGGCTGGTGCATCGAGTGCACGAAGGAGCTTCACATGGCAGACCTGGCAGAACAAGCGGAGGCCATGAAGGAAGAGGCCTCAAGGGAGATCAGGAACAACCGCACGCGCCAGTGCTTCTACAGCGCGAAAAGCCGGGCTAAGAAAAAGAAAAATAGCCACGGAAAAAGCCACGGTTAACCTGACCTGCGAAAACACCGAAAGGAGAACGGAAATGCAGACAAAAAAGAAAGCGAGCGCCCCCAGCTTCCACACATCGGGCACCCGCTACGTAGCCGCCTCGAAAGAGGCTGCGACCATCATACCATTCGAGGGCAAGCGCCCGACGGCACAGGAGCAGCTTGAGCGCTCCCAGTTCAAGGCGGGCGTCATGGTCGGCTTCCTCGCGGCCCTCATGATCTTCCTCGCCGTGCTCTGGCTCTGGGTCATCCCCACGATGGACCAGGCTGTTGCCGACGCCCAGCGAGCCGTGGGCAGCATGGCGGTGCTCAATGCGTAACGACGAGATATACCGCCCCAAACCCCAGAGCAACCAGCTTGAGATCTTCGGCCTGGGCATGGCTGGCGAGCAAGACGTTGCCGAGGCCAAGAAGTGGATCGAGGCCAACCCCGAGGCGTGGCGGTTCATGCTCTCCAACGCCCGCCGCCTCAAGGAGAAGGGCTACGTGTCGATCAACTACCTGGTGAACATGGTGCGCAACGAGCTGCACGTTGGCTGCAAGAACGGCATAGCCCCAGCCCTTGCCCGAATCATGGAGGCGCGGTACCCAGAGCTGCGCGGAGCCTTCAACAAGCACCGCAGCCAGAGCGATGGGTTCAGCGAATGAGCTGGCAGCGCACCCTTGCGGCCACGGCGCGCATCACCATGCACCCAGCAGAGCTTGTTGGAAAGCAGCGCCCTATGACCGACTACCGCAACCACCGCACCTACACGCCGACCAAGACGCTCAAGGCCGAGAAGGCCATCAAGGACGCGTTCCGCGCGGCATACGGCGAGACCTTCGCCAACCACGACGGCCCGGTCGTGATGCGGATCTCGACCACCAGGCCGCTCGCGAAGAGCAACCCGAAGTACTGGGAGGGCCGCGCCGACCTCGGCAAGCCCGACTGGGACAACCTCGGCAAGCTCGCCTGCGACGCGCTCAACGGGATCGCCTTCAAGGACGATTCGCAGGTCGACATGGGAGCCGTCACCAAGCGCCCGAGGTCGCCATACGGCACCAAACCACGCATAGACATCTACATCGAGTACTTCGTCGAGGAGTACGTAAAGGAGAAGAAATGAACGCCAAATACTTCGAAGAGAACGGCTTTGAGGACTTTCACGGGACCAAGTTCCACAAAGCAGTGCTCGACCACGCCGCCTGCATCGCGAACAACCTCATGTTCGACGCCACGCATCCTGACAACAACGACGGCGAGACGGCGGCAAACGCCTACCACGTAATGATCGCGCTTTGCGAGGCCGGGCTTTCCAGGATCGACGAGAAGTGCGTCGCCAAGAGCCGCGAGTTCATCGCCGACAAGATCAAGCCCGTCAGCGAGGAAGAGCGCGAGTTCGGTCACGCGTTCCTTGCCGCCGTTCTCGGCATCAAATAGGAGGTAACGACATGATCAACGAAGCCACCATCCAGGCGCAGTTCAAGCAGGCCACCGTGAAGGGCAGCGTTGCGACCCTGCAATTCGAGATCCTGACCAACAACGCCGACGCTTTCCGCATCATCAAGCAGAGCGGCAAGACGGTTTTGCTCACCGTGGCTGAGCAGCAGCAGGCCATGGACTTCGACGACGAGACGGGCGAGATCTATGGCTAAGGAAACCGAACCGCAGCAGGTCGAGGCAGAGGTCATCGAGGCCGAGGCCACCACGCTTGAGGTCACCTACACCGAGGCCACTATCGCTTCGAACATGGACGCGTTGGAGGCCCACGTGAAGAAGGTCGTGGCCGACTACGAGGGCGCCACCTACGACCTCACGAGCGCCCAGGCCATCAAGGAGGCCAAGCACGACCGCAGCTACCTCAACGGCATCAAGAAGGAGATCGACGAACGCCGCAAGGCCGTGAAGCGCGAGTACAACAAGCCGCTCGACGCATTCGAGAGGCGCTGCAAGCAGATCACGGCCATCATCGACGAATCAACCGACGCCATCAAGGCGCAGCTTGACGAGGCCGAGCAGACGCGCAAGGACGCGCTCTACTCGCGCCTACAGCAGCACTACGAGGAGTTCGCGGGGCTGCTCGCGCCGGTCGTCCCCTACGAGCGCCTGCATGAGCCGCAGTGGCTCAACAAGACCTTCGGCGAGATCAAGGCGCAGCAGGCGCTTGAGGCCAAGGTGTCCGACGTGGCCAGAGACTGGGAAACGCTCAAGGCCCAGCAGGAGGCGATGCCGCACTACGCCGACGCGGAGCGCGAGTTCTTCCGCACGCTCGACCTCGGAGTCGCCTTGAACGCGGCGCGTCTGGCCGACGAGGAAGACCAGCGAATCGCCGAGCTGAAGGCGGCCATGGCACCCGAGCCTGAGCCGGAGCCTGAACCTGAACCAGAGCCTGAGCCAGAGCCGATCGCAGCGCCCGAGCCTGAGCCGATGCCCGCGCCAGTGCCAATGCCCGCACCAATGCCGGCACCCATGCCAGCACCGGTCGCGGAGCCTTTGGAGGCGTGGACGGTCGAGGTGCCGAGCGCCACGCGATCGCAGATGCAGGCGCTCGCATCCCTGCTCAAGGCGCAGGGAATCACCGGAAGCATCCGCCGGGGCACGCCAGCCCAGGTGGCAGCGAGGATGGAGTAGACGATGGCAGAAGACAAGCACATGACGCTGGCCGAGGCCGTGGCCCAGGTGCAGCGATCCGTGGTGGTGCCCAAGGCACGCTACAACGCCCACGGCAACTTCTACTACCGCAGCATGGAGGACATCGTTGCGGCGCTCAAGGAGCCGTGCAAGGCGGCGGGAATCGCCTTCACGCTCAACGACTCGATCGAGCAGATCGGCGAGCGCTACTACGTCAAGGCCACGTGCCGCCTGTTCTTCGAGGACGGCCACGGCGAGCCTTTGGAGATCGATGCGTACGCCCGCGAGCCTTTGAGCCAGAAGGGCATGAACGAGGCGCAGGTCACGGGCAGCGCATCGAGCTATGCCCGCAAGTACGCGCTCTGCGGAGCTTTCGACATCGACGGCACGAGTGACCCCGACACCCTCATGGGTGACGGCAAGCCCGCCGAGAAGGAGCCGTCCGAGTTCGGCCAATTCATCGCCAAGTGCAAGAGCTGCGGCACCTCCTACCAGTTCGAGAGCCGCCAGCAGTACGAGCAGTTCAAGGCCAACCCCGGGTGCTGCCCGTCCCCCGCATGGCAGGTCGTGTAGGCCATGCAAGACCTCTACGCCGAGCGCATGCAGCTCTTCGACAGGCTCATGGACGAGCTTCAGGCGCTGCGCAACAGCGGAAGCCAGTACGCCGAGAACGAGGCCGAGTACCGCAAGGCGCTGCGCATCGCGATCCTTGAGGAGCGATCCAAGGGAACGCCAGTGACGGTGATAAGCGACCTCTGCCGAGGCCGTGAGGACATAGCCGAGCTGAAGCAGCGCAGGGACTGCGCCGAAGCGCTCTACAAGGCGAGCCAAGAGGCGATAAACGTGTACAAGCTCAAGATCCGAACCGTCGACGAGGACATAAAGCGCACCTGGTCGAACGGGACCGGCGAAGGGAGTTACTAAATGTCGATCAACCGAGTGAACATCAGCGGGAACTTGACCCGCGACCCCGAGCTGCGGGCTACCCAGGGCGGCATGCAGGTTCTGGGCTTTGGCGTGGCCGTCAACGACCGCCGCCGCAACCAGCAAACCGGCGAGTGGGAGGACTACCCGAACTTCGTGGACTGCACGATGTTCGGCAACCGCGCCGAGAGCATGGGCCGCATCCTGCACAAGGGCATGAAGGTGGCCATCGAGGGCAAGCTGCGCTATTCGAGCTGGGACAAGGACGGCCAGCGCCGATCCAAGCTTGAGGTGATCGTGGACGAGATCGAGCTCATGAGCCAGAAGCAAGCCCCGGCGGCACCGCAGGGATACCAGCAGCAGTACGCGCCGCAGCCCGCCCCGCAGGCGGCGCCCCAGCAGTGGAACGCGCAGCAGGCCTACCAGCAAGCCCCGGCGGCACCGCAGGGATACCAGCAGAAGTACGCGCCGCAGCCCGCCCCGCAGGCGGCGCCGCAGCAAGCGCCCATGCCGCCCGCCCAGGAAAGCCTGTACGACGGCGACATCCCGTTTTAGGGGCGATGGCGGCATGCAGGTACTGGACTCGCTCATAGACGGGCCGCTTAGGCTGCGCAACCGCAGGGAGGGCGACGAGCTTATCGGCATGATCGTCCGGTACCTGCGAACTGGCGAGCAGCCCGAGCCTCGGACGGACGCCCAAGAGGCCGTGCTGTTCGCCGTGCAGCCAGTCATGGAGACCTCGCGCAAGCGCATCGTGGCGGGAGGATCGGGCGGCAAAGCGGCAAGCAAACCCGAGAGCAAACGGGCAAGCGAAACGGGAAGCAAACCGCCAAGCAAAAGCGGAAGCAAAACGCAGAGCAAAGCGGCAAGCAACGATGCAAGCAAACCCGAGAGCAAACGGGCAAGCGAAGAGGAAGAGGAAGAGGAAGAGGAGTCAGGAAAAGGGATTAAGGAAAGAGGGAAAGCGGCGCGTTTCCGCGCCCCCTCTCCCGCCGAGGTCGCCGAATACGCCCAGCAGTTCGCTGCGAACAAGGGCCTCGACCTCACCGCCCTCGATTTCGACCCCGAGCGCTTCGTCGACTTCTACGCCCAAAAGGGCTGGATGATCGGGCGATCGCACATGAAGGACTGGAAGGCCACGGTGCGCAACTGGGTGCGCACCTCGAAGCCAAAAAACGGCATGGCAAAGGAGGTGCCAGACGATGGATTTTCGGCCTACGACTGAGTGCCCGCACTGCGGCGCGACCCTCAAGGCCCGCACCACGCGGCTCGCTGGGCGGACGCTGTTCTGCGGCTACGAGCAGTGCGGCTGCGCAGGCGCCGAGGCCGAGCGCGAGAAGGAGCGCCAGGTCGAGGCCGAGGCGGCTCGCAAGGCCGAGCTCGACAGAGCCATGCACGACTGGAAGCGGGCGGGCGTGCCCGAACGCTACGTGAGCCTCGACCACCCGTTGGCGGCCGAGATCGCCGAGTGCATGAAGCGCGGCCAGTGGGTGTATCTCTGGGGAGACGTCGGAACTCACAAGACCACCTGCGCCGCGGCCGTGGCAAAGCGCCTGGCCGGAGGCAAGCGGTCGGTGCTCATGGCCCCGATGTACCGCATCCTCGACGAGATCCAGCGCAGCTTCCACGACGGCGGCGACCCGCTCAAGCGCTACGCCGAGGTGCGCTACCTGATCGTGGACGACCTGGGCAAGCGCAGGCCGACGGGTTTCGTTTTGGACAGCCTGTTCAGCCTGATCGACCAGCGCTACTCCGCGATGCTGCCCACGCTGGTGACAACGCAGTACAAGCCAAGCGACCTCGTGCGCAGGCTTGCCGAGCAGGGAGACCCTGACACCGCGAAGGCAATAGTGTCGCGGCTGAGGGGCGGCGCGAGGGTCGAGCACTTCGATGGCCCGGACGGGAGGCTGCAATGATCCTCGATGCGGGGGTGCTTCGCGGCTACCCCAAAGAGCGAGCCGAGCTTTACGGCAAGCCCCACCTGGGGGCGCACTACACCCACGGAAAGGCCTACGAGGCGCTTTCGCCCCGATGCTGCGTCTGCGGCAGGCGTGCCGGAAGCGTGCACCACGTGGCGCACCGGTCTTGGGGCGAGACGTTCCGCCTGGTCACGCCGTGCGGCACCTGGGACTTGCGAAGCCCGCTGTTCTGCCTCTGCGGCAGCGGCACCACCGGATGCCACGACAAGTTCCACGGCGGGGCGCGGCTCAAGGCCGAGTGGCGCTGGCGGCATCCGATCTACGAGGAGGCCTGGTGGACGGGCCAGCTGTTGCAGGTCTACGAGCCGCACAGCCCTGGCCTCTACGAATACGGATATTGGCTGATCACAGACCGTGACGGCAACGAGATGATACGAGAAGGGATATGACCCATGGAGATCAAGACATGCGAGCAGTACGTGCTCGATCAGCTGGAGCAGGCGCGGGCGGAGCGCGATTGGCTGCGCGGCGAGCTTGAGCAGGCGCATGACGAGGCAGAGCAGCTGCACGGCAAGCTCATGGAGCGCGGCGAGCGCGATGCCTCGAAGGTCGAGCAGGCCATCCGCAAGGAGGGCCGCCGTAAGCTCTACCGCGACGGCACCGGCTACAGCACGAGCGTGGACGACGGCGGCAAGCTCATCCCGTTCTCTGACTGGTGCATCGAGCACGTCGGCTACTCAAGCCTGCGCTGCGGCATGACCAAGAGCGAGTTCATCGCCTACTTCGAGCCTGAGTTCCGAGAGGAGTACGACGAGCTGGTCAACGAGTGGAAGGCGGGCCAGGAATGATACGCATCTATGAGCGCTCGCTTTGCCAGAGCTACGCGAGCGCCTACAGGGCTGGCATCAAGATCGGCGAGGTCGAGACGCGAGAGGACGCGCTGAAGCAGGTCGAGGCCATGACCGAGGACAGCTACCAGTGCTTCGCCGTCGACGATGATGGCACGTGCATCGACCTGACGGGCACGTTCCCCGGATGCCTCGCGGGGGTGGTGAAATGAGCTGTTACATCATCGAACTGGCCGATTGCGCACTGACACCGTACGCAATCGAAACGGAGAGTGGCACGGAATACGGATGGGGCTTGATGCCGAAGAGGAAGGTTGACCTCGACGAGCTTTTGAGGGTCGCCGACGAGTGCGACGCAGCCGACGTGGACGGCGTGACCGACTGGGCTGAGCGAATCAGGAAGGAGGTGGGCGAATGAGCTGCGTGTACTGCGAGGAAGAGCGGAACCTGTTCGCAAGCGCCGAAGGCCGCGCGTGCGACATCGACGAGGTTGCGGTCGGGCGCTTGTGCTTCTTGAGCAAAGACAAGCAGCCCAAGGAGTCGCATGCGATCGTCGTTACGTTTGACAACGGCGACTATTGCTACACGAAGGACATCAACTACTGCCCGATGTGCGGCGCGAAACTGGGCGGCGATGCGAATGGCGCGTAACGCATACGGCGGCTACTGCCGAGAGTGCGGCAGGTGGACTCCGCCGGGCTTCGGCCACTTCGAGCGCCGAGGCCGCAGATGGCTCGTCCACTGCGTCGAGTGCGCGAGTGAGCGGAAGCTGCCTTCAGAAGGCGACATCGCCGCCCGGGAAATGCAGCGGCACGTCGAGAACATGAAGCGCGACGGGCGCTACGGAAAGAGAGGATACCGATGAACGACACCAAGAAGAACCAGGCGACCGAGGAGGCCGCGACCGTGAAGAAGGCGATGATCGTCCAGCCCATGAACGGGCTTGGCGAGGAGCAGATACTTGAGGCCCGCGCGAAGGCAGTCGCAGAGCTTGAGCGGCGCGGATACGAGGTCGTGGACACGTACTTCAAGGACGGCCTCGCGGTGCCGCCCAAGGTGGTGAACGTGCCGCTGTACTACCTGAGCCAAAGCCTTGGCAAGATGGCCGAGTGCGACGCTGTGTACCTATGCGATGGCTGGGAGAACGCACGGGGCTGCAAGGTCGAGCGCGCCGCAGCTGTGGCCTACGACCTTGAGCTCATCGGGTACGACCTACCGTGCCGTGGTGATGCCTCGTGAGCATGGCCTACTACGAGCCGGGCAGCGGGTGGAACCTGCCGCCAGGGTGCTTCGACGGCGATCCGGACGCGCCGTGGAACCGGGTGGACGAACCGGCTTGCGGAGATTGCGCCCACTGCATAGAGGGATGCTGCGACTACGGCATCTGCGAGCTTGAGTTCGAGGAGGCTTTCAGCGCCCAGGAGGCGAAGGAGCCGATGGCGGCATGGGAGGCTGCGAAGTGGGCGCGAGACTGGATCGTCGAACACTACAAGGACATGCAGGAGGACTGGTGCAAACGGTTCGATGGATAGCGGCATCATGCGTCGCGCTGCTTGTCGCGGTTGTGGCCCTTGAGCTTTATGTAATCAGAACGCTGGCGGCGGGGCTGGTGGTTCTGGCCCTGCTCGCCTGCGGGTAGGAGGTTGACGATTGACTAACTTGGAGCGGTACTTCGGCACGCCCGAGGCCGCGATGCGCATGGAGGTGCGCATGCTGCGCGACGGGCGGCGGTTCAAAATCTCGCTGAGCGAGTGCAACCCCTTCACAACGTGCGCGTTCGAATCGCGCTGGGTGCGGGACTTCGGCTCATGGGGCGAGTATCTGGACTGGCTCAAGGCCGAGTACGACGATGGAACCGTCAGGTGGGAGGACGAATGAGCCGCCCAGGATGCAACCGGGGATGTCTGCTCGTGATAGCGGCATCCCTGCTAATAGACGGACTTACGCTGTGGGCGGCGGTATCGCTGGCCCGCATGATCATTGGAGGATAGATGTTTGACGATACCTACCAGAACACGGTGGAACTTGGCAGCGTGGCAGTGTTCGACAACGTGGAATGCGGTAAGGCCCAGGCTATGAAAGTCTTGGAAGAGGCTGCGGAGGTCTTCGGCGCTTGGCAGAAGCTCGATAAGGACACCTTCAGCGATTCCAGCGACCTCATCGCCGAGCTTTGCGACACGATCCAGGCATGCTGCAACATGGCCGCTGCGGTCGGGTGCGACGACCTACGCCTTGCCCTGTGGGACTGCGAGGATCGCAACCGCAAGCGCGGGCGCATAACCGGCATGGTCGATCGTGGGAGCCAGTGCACGCGCGAGAAGTGCAAGCGTTTCGTTTTCGTGCCCATTGAGGTGAGACAGAAGTCCAGCGACTCGTGGGAGGCGATCGAGCACGATAGCGCGATGTCGCCGATCGGGTACTGCGAGCAGGTTATCGGGCAGGACATGGCAAACGTACATAACGTCACCGCCGGGATCATGATGTGCAAGCATCTGGTGAAGAGGTGCAAGGCGATGGTGGGTGCCGAATAGTGGCGCGCGCACAGAAGGTCATAACCTGGATCGTGCTAGTAGGCTCTATATGCGCCTGCCTGTTGCTGTTCGTCGGCCTCGTGTCGCTGCTGCTTAGGTGGATCATGTCTATATGGGGGATTTGCTAGCCACAACAAAAGGCCTCGGGGTATCCCCGGGGCCTTCCTGCTATCGCCTGTATGCGATCCCCTCGGCTATGGGCTTCTCTGCCCCTATGGCCTTCCCTAGGTCTTCCCTGGCATCTTTCAAGATCTTCAGGATCTCGGCCCACTGTTTCGGCTCTCGTGCTTCCATCGCTAGCCCTCCTCGTCGATCCTCGCAGTACCTGGCACGACCTCGCACCATCCGGTGTAGCCGTTCCGCCTGTGCCATGTGGTTATGGCGTCCTCCTCGTTCGCCTTGCTGCCTGCCCTGTGCGTCGAGTAGTAGCTGTGCTCCCTCTCGTAGATGCCGCCGCAGCCGCCGTCGAAGCCGCCGCTGTGTCTTATGATGCAGGTGTATCGTCTTGAGTTGCGCATTGCTCCCTCCTTAGTCGTAGGCGTCGAAAATGCTGGGTTCGCCGTCCCATAGGTAGAGGTTTTCGCCCCCGAGAATGAGAATCGGCATGTTCTTTGCCGCGCTGTAGTCGTGGATCTTGAGGCGTTTCCCCTCGGCGCTGGCCTTCCTACCCATGATCGGGTCGTCGTCGATAAACTCACCGGGTACCGGCATGTACTCCCTTTCCCATCCCCAGGGGTCTGCGTGTCTCACGAACTCGGCCCTTATGGGCTTGATCGTGGCTGTTTTCGCTGTGGCCCTGGTCACCTGGTAGAAAAGGCCTTCCCTCGTGAATATGTCGCCTTGCTTCACCATGGTTTAATGTCCCCTTATGCGATCGTGCCTCATGGTTTAATGCCCTGTTTGATGGATCAGGGGCAAGGCCCTATGCCCTGTCCCTGTGCCACCTGCTAGGCTGTGAGAAGCCCTGCCCTCGGGGCATCCATGCGGCGGCTGCGCACCGCGTCGCGCCCTGCTGCCTGGCCCCTGCTGATGCTGTCTCTGTTGGTTGCCCTCGGGCCTCGCCTCGTGGATTGGCCAAGGTTCAGGCCCTCGAAGTAGTCGCTCACCTCGGATGGGCATACGATCATCAGCTCGAAGCTCTGCTTCTCAAGCTCGCCCTTCACGCCATCGACGAATCCGACGATGAAGTTCGAGTAGGCGTTGGGGTCGGTGTAGGCGAAGTCCTCGTACTCGTGTGCCAGCCTGTCGCCGACCTCAAGCAGGTTCTGGTAGACGATCTCGGCGGCCTCGCCGTCGGCCTTCCATCCGACGAACACGTACTCGTACTTGCGATCGGTCACCCTGCGCTGGTAAACCCTGCACCGGAAGTTGTCGGCGATCACCGATGCGAGGCTCGGCGCCCAGGCTTTCGCGGTTCGCGCCGTGGTGGTCTCGGTCACTTGCTTCACCTCGTCGGCAAGCTCCCACTCCTCCACGTCGTTGTCCGCGATCAGGCGCTGGGCCTTGAGGGCGAACTGGATCGCCTCGGCCTCGTTGCAGCCGTTCTCCACGCTGTGCTCGCGAAGCTTCTTGATCTTCTCGATGATTCTCTCTCGCTCCATCTTGTAGCCTCCTTAATGGGAGGGGCCTCGCCCCTCCCGGTAGTTGTCTGTTACTTCTCCCATAGGTAGCCGAATGCCTCGGCTATCCGCGGGATCTCGATTGCCCTCTTCGGCGTGAAGTAGGTCTCGCGCTCGAAGAAGTTCATGCCGTACTTCCTGTTGATCTCCTCGAGCTCTGCCAGGTTGAAGTAGCCCATCTCGGGGACCGCCCCGAAGACGAACCCGAACATGTCCCCGCTCTCCTCGTCGTACTCGGTTGCGTAGAAGTCCCAGCCGTTCAAGCAGCTGAACCAATGGCCGTACACCACGGTCTCGGCTTTCTTGCCGTCCTGTGAGTAAAGGGGCGGGAGCTTCTTCTGTAGCTCTTTCGTGAGTAGCTTCTGTATGTTATGATCTCCTGTGTGTTGTAGTGGGAGGCCCCTTCTCGGGGCCTCCTGCTTGCCCTAGGCCGCCTGCTCTGCCGGTCTGATGGGGTTAACCTCGCCAATGTTCCAATCAATGGCCTTGGCACTCTGCCATTTGCCTTGATCGTCCATGTAGTAGAAGCCATGCTTCCCGAAGTACTTCCTGACCTTCAAGGCCCCTGACTCGATGCCATCGGCTATGACCTGCTTTCGCAGATCCTTCACCATGTAAATAATGGCCTCCTCGTCGCTGTTGGTCTTGAATGCCTCGGTTACCTGGGCCAGCCAGTTGTCACAAGCCCTCATGATCTCCACCGGCTCGTAGTCTGCCCTGGGAATCTCCTGTATGGGCCTGTGCTTCGTGGCCTCCACTGTGTACCTGCCAAGGTCTGGGTAGGCCATGTACTCGTTGACAAGCTTCAGGGCTGTTGCAAGCTCTAGGCCATCCTTTCGGCCCTGGGGGCCTCTCCTGAAGTAGCCTCTGGCCCTCATGCCCTCCACAATGGCCAAGATCGTGTGGTTGCTTACAAGCTGGCCACTCACCATCAGATCTAAACTCTGCTGCTCTGCCATCTCTATAGCCTCCTTATTCGGTTCTTAAGCTGCTGCTAGCTCTGTGGGCTTTTCTGTGGCCCTCATTGCTGACAACTGAATTATTGCACAATAGCTACTGTGCTATAGCCACAATGCACAATAGCTATTGTTCTACATAATTCCTACACAATGGCTATTGTTGTATCCCTATGGCTATTGCTGTATCATCAGGTGATCAGATCAAGGGATGAAGGGAGGTCGAATGACACCAACTGAAGCGCTCAAAGAAATGCTCGACCGTTCCGGCATGAGCATGTACGCGCTCTCGAAGGCCATGGGGAAAAGCAGGAACTACGTTCAGAACACAATCAAGCAAGGTTCCGACCTTGGCGCGGGAAACCTCGCGCTGATGGCTTCTCACATGGGCTTTAAGCTGACGTTGAACGGAATGGGAGAGCCCATCGAGATAACGGAGAGGAGCGAAGATGCCGACGATAATCAAGGGCCAGCCGACAAGCGCCGAGGTTAGGCGCAAGCTCAAGGAGGAGGGACGGCCCGTCGTGCTGTCCTGCTCGCTTGGCAAGGACTCGCTGGCCGCGTGGATCGCGCTTGAGGACGAGGGTATCGAGGTAGTGCCCATCTACTACTGGTCCATCCCAGGCCTTCCGATGGTCGAGCACAACGTGAAGACGATCGAGGGCGTTTTCGGCGTGAAGATCCACCAGTACCCGCATCCCAGGTGGTCGAGGACGCTCAACAACTGCGTGTTCCAAAGCCCCGAGCATTGCGACGTGATCGAAGCGGCGAACATGCCCGTGTTCGGATACGACGACATGCGCCCGTTCATCCTGGAAGACCTCGGGCTTCCCGAGGACACGTGGTTCTGCGACGGCGTTCGCGCCTGCGACAACCCCTACCGCCGCGCGAGCCTCACCAAGCACGGCCTCATGAAGCTCACCACGCGCAAGGCGTCGGTGGTTGCCGACTGGACGAAATCTGAAGTGATGGCGGCGATCGATAGGCGCGGAATCGGCCTGCCGCCTGACTACGAGTTGTTCGGGCGAAGCTTCGACGGCTTGGACATGCGATTCATGAAGCCGCTGCGCGAGAAGCGCCCGAAGGATTTCGAGGTGGTCAAGCGGTGGTACCCGTTCATCGAGGCCGACGAGAAGAGGTGGGCGCACTATGGGCTTTAAGTTCGAGAAGCCGCAAAAGGCGAAGGCCGAGAAGAAGGCCGTTGAGGCAGCGCAGCTCACCGATCACCAGAAGGAGTACCGAGACCGCGAGAAGCGCGAGGAGAAGCGCTTCCAGATGGCCGTCGATTCCGGCTTCTGGATCTGCTTCTGTTTCCATGACCAGGCCGATAGGGACAAGTTCGCCGACCTGGTAAAGGCCGACGAGGACGGCTGGACTTACGGCGACGTCATCCGCCCCGTGTTCACCGAGCGAATCGGCTTGCAGAATAAGCGGCAGTTCAAGCCCAAGGAGCAGAAGGGCACGCCCGTGCTGAACCCGCTTGCCGGGATCGAGCCCACGGGTGACCTCGAAGCCGACAGCTTCGCCGAGGCGAACGCAATCCTCAAGGCATTCCAGGCGATTGAGGTGAAGCCCTACTACGAGAACGTTTGGAGCAGCGTCTACCACGTTGTGTGCGTGTTCCGCGATTCAGACGACCTTGAAAGCTTCATCAGGGAGTACGCGCTTGCCAAGTACGGCGACCTGTACATGGACGGCTCGAAGATCCTTGGGGCCATGGGCGAATAGGCCAATCTCACGCGCATAGGAGAATCTAAGGCGACCTACGGGTCGCCTTTTTTGTTCCCGAAAACGATAGGAGGCAGGCATGTTCGGTCGCATCCGTGCCGCAGCAGGCAACATCGCCAACCGAGTCCGCTCTGCGTTCAGCCGCAGCCGTGGCAGCTCTTCTGGCCGCTCCTCCTACTAGAGGGGGCACCCGGGCGCAGCGCTAGCCGTTGCGCCCTTTCCATCTGAAAACGACAACCGATAGAGAGGAGCTGAAATGGCCGCGAAGAAGGACAAGCCGACGCTGCCCGAAGACACAGACTGGCCCAAGGAGACCGTCGAGTGGTTCGAGGCGTGGCGCTCAAACCGTTGCAGCGACCATTGGGACGACCGCCAGTGGCAGTACGTCATGGACACGGCCATCGTCCACGCCCTCGTCTACGGCTCCAACGACTTCGGGGCGCTGGCCGAGCTTCACAAGCGCCTGGCCTTCATGGGCCTCACGTTCGAGGACTGATCGCCGTGAACGACCAGAACCTCATCAAGCCCAAGAGGGATCAGACCGCAGAGCAGCGCAAGGCCGCAGCATCGAAGGCCGGCAAGGCGGCTGCGAAGAAACGCCGCGAGAAGAAGCAGATGCAGGAGATAGCCAAGATCGTGCTGCACATGCCGTTCGAGGGAACGGACGCGCAGCTGGATGACTTGGAGGGCCTGAGCTTCGAGGACTACCCCGACCGCAAGCTCACGGTTTCCGAGATCTCGATCCTCAAGGTCGCCAAGAAGGCGATGCGCGGCGATATAGCTGCCATCCAGTTCCTGCGCGACACCGCAGGCGAGAAGCCCGTGGAGCAAATCGAGGTATCCGCCGACATCGGGGCCGCTTGCGACGAGATCGGCAAGCTCATCGAGGCGAAGCGCAATGCCGACAAGGGCTGACCTCATCGACCTGGTGTACGACTGCCCCGTTGACATCGCCGTGCGCCTCGGATTCGACAAGCTGACGTCTTTGCACAACGAGTGGATCAAGGACATGGTCTTCGGCACCGACGACGAAACGATCCAGGCGCACCGTGGCAGCTTCAAGACCACGTGCCTAGGCATCTCGTTCGCGTTCATCATCGTGCTGTTTCCCGGCCTGCGATCCATGTTCCTGCGCAAGACGGACGACGACGTAGCGGAGGTCATGGTGGCCACGGCAAACGTGCTACAAACCGACTACTTCCGCGGCATCGTGCGCATGCTCTACGGCGTGGAGCTTGAGCTTACGAGGGCCACGCAGTCATCCGTATCCACCAACCTCAAGCAGGGCGTGTCGGGCGCTCCGCAGCTGCTAGGCCTGGGATGCGGAGGGTCGCTGACCGGCAAGCACGCAGACCGCGTGTTCACAGACGACATCGTGAACGTGAAGGATCGCGTGTCGGCGGCGGAGCGCGAGCGCATCAAGCTGATCTACCAGGAGTTGCAGAACATCCGAAACCGTGGCGGGCGCATCTTCAACACGGGCACGCCGTGGCACAAGGACGACGCGTTCCAGCTGATGCCGAACATCCGCCGCTGGGACTGCTGGCAGACGGGCCTCATGAGCCGCGAGGAGATCGAGCAGGTGCGGGCGAGCATGTCGCCGTCGCTGTTCGCCGCCAACTACGAGCTGAAGCACATCGCCGACGAGGACGCCATGTTCACCAACGCCAAGTTCTTCAAGGAGCCTGAGCTTCTGCGAGACGGCATAGGCCACATCGACGCGAGCTACGGGGGCGCTGACTTCACGGCCTTCACGGCCATATGCAACAGGGGCGGCATCTGGTACTGCCTCATCCGCATGTGGCACAAGCACGTGGACGACTGCCTGGACGAGATCATCGGGATTTGCAAGGCGCTGCGCATCGGCTCGATCCACTGCGAGATGAACGCCGACAAGGGCTACCTGCGCAAGGGCATCCTAAAGCGCGGCAGGCCGTGCGTGGGATACCAGGAGAAGGAGAACAAGTACCTGAAGATCAGCACGCACCTTCGCAGCGAGTGGCAGAACGTGCGCTTCCTTGACTGCGACGAGTACCCGCTTGACGCAGAGGCGCTGAACCAGGTGCTCGACTACAACGAGAACGCCGCGCACGACGACATGCCCGACTCCCTGGCGTCCGCGATCAGGCAATGGGAGAACCGACCCGGCATAAAGACCTTCAAGGGGGGTATCTGATTTGAGCCACGAGTTCCATTCCTTCTACTACGACCAGATGCAGCGAGAGCCGTCCACCGACGACTTCCGCCTGCCCGCTGGAACCGAGATGACCGAGGAGCTGCTTCAGCGCCTGGTTGACGAGTTCGAGCAAGACCACAAGCCGCGCTACGAGTACCTGGACAAGGTGTACGACACGCACTACGCGATCTTCGACCGGTCATGGCGCAAGAAGCCCGGCTACAAGCCGAACAACCGCCTGTCGGCCGACTTCTGCTACACCATCACGGACACGTTCGAGGGCTACTACATCGGCGTGCCCATGACGCTTTCGGTCAAGGGCGAGGACGACGGGCGCAAGAAGGCCGTGGAGGCGTTCATCGCCGACTATACGGCGAGAAACTTCCAGGAGGACGTGGACGCTGAATTGTCTGAGATGGCGTCGAAGTTCGGCCATGCCTACGAGATGCTGTACCAAGACGACGAGGGTCTGCCGCGATCAATCGCGGTATCGCCGCTCACGTCGTTCATGGTCTACGACGATTCCGTGCTGAAGCGCCCGATGTTCTTCGTCCGCTGGTTCTACGGCGATGACGGCGCAATCAAGGGCAGCTATTCCGATGCCCACGAGGTAGTGCCGTTCAGGCGCGGCGATGCCGGCTTGGAGTTCGGCGAGGCCGAGAGCCACAGCTTCGGCAGCGTGCCCGCCGTCGACTTCCGCCAGAACGCCAAGGGGCGCGGCCTCTACGAGGGCGTGCTTTCCATGGTCGAGCAGTACAACGCCGTGCTTTCCGAGAAGGCGAACGACGTGGAGTACTTCAGCGACTGCTACCTCGTGGTCAAGGGCAAAGAGCTTACCGATGACGAGCTGGTAAACATCCGCGAGAACAAGGTGATCAACCTCTTCGGCGAGTCCTTGGAGGGCCTTGACGTGGTGTTCCTAGCGAAGCCCAACGCCGACTCCGTGCAGGAGAACCTTATCAACCGCCTTGAGCAGCTGATTTTCAAGATGGCGATGGTGCCCGACATCACTTCCGACAGCTTCGTCACCGCCTCTGGCATAGCGCTCAAGATGCGCATGATGCCCATGAGCAACCTCGCCCGCAAGAAAGACCGCAAGTTCAAGCGCGGCGTGCAGGAGCGCCTGAAGCTCCTAGCCGCCTATCCGTTGAGCCAGGGCTTCAGCGGCGACGATTGGCAGATGGTCGATGTGACCATGCACCGCAACATGCCCGACGACTTGCAGAGCGAGGCATCGGTTGCCGGGCAGCTCTCGGGCATCGTGTCTGAGGAAACGCAACTTTCCGTGCTCTCCTGCGTGAGCGATCCCAAAGCCGAGATGCAGCGCAAGCGCGACGAGCAGGAGGAGAAGGCCAACGCGGTGAGCGATGGCTATCCAACCAACCGAACGATCGAGACCAACCAAGAGGAAGGAACCAACGATGAAGGTAGCGACCTATAGCCGAGGCAAGCAGCTTGCCATCCGCGAGGAGCCAGGCGGCGAGATCATCGGCACCATGGGAAACATGTCGGCGGCGCGGGTGGAGTCCGTCGCCGACGGCTGGGTCGAGCTAACGATGGGCGGATACGTGCGCGAAGACCTCGTGAGCATCTACGGCCTAGTCGATATGACCACCTACAGCATCAAGCAGCCCGAGACAGTGCCAAAGGAACCGCAGCAGGAAATGGATGCCGTCACGCTTGCCGAGCAGCCAGGCGAAACCGAAGCCAAGGAGCAGCCGGCAGAGGACAGCGGCGAGCTTGGCAGCATGAAGCTCAACGATTTGCGCGAGCTTGCCCGCAACAGCGGCGTGAAGATCCCGAAGAACGCCACCAAGGACAAGATCATCGAGCTGTTGCTTTCCAATGAGTAAGCCGAACGACGAATACTGGCGCGAGAGGCGCGACGAGTTCTTGCAGCAGCTGACCAAGGACGAGGCCGACCTTTCGAAGCGCCTTTCAAAGGTCTATGCATCCGAGGCGGCGAAGCTCGACCGCATGATCGCGGCCTACTACGCCAAGTACGGCGAGGACAAGGTGATCGAGTACCGCCGCCTGCTGCAATCCATCAGCGCGGAAGACCGCACGCTGCTCATGGAGCGCATGGACGAGTTCGCCAAGAAGTACCCGCAGTACGCCGACCTCATGCCCGTGCGCGAGAGCATCTACCGCTTGAACGAGCTTGAGGCTATCCAGATGCAGATACGCTTGCAGCAGCTTGAGATCGGCGCGATCGAGCAGGAGGAGTTCCGCAGGCACTTCGAGGAGCAGGCGCGGCGTGCCGCCAACATCGCCGCCGAGGAGCTTGGCTTCGGCAAGGAGTTCTACCGCTACGACTCCGAGGTCGTGCGTGCGACGGTCGGAGCTGCCTGGGCGGCAGGCGGAGACTTCTCGGCCAACATCTGGGCGAACCGCGAGAAGCTGGCGAGCTACCTCAACGACGACTTCTCAAAGCTGATCGCACGCGGCGTCTCGTACGACGAGATTTCGCGCGAGCTTCGCCAGAGGCTCAACCACAGCGGCGCGAAGACCGCCATGCGCCTTGTGTACACAGAGGGAACGTACCTTTTCAACGAGGCGCAGGCATGCGTGCACGAGTCGGAGTTCGACAGCTACGCGCTGTCGTGCATCCACGACGGCAGGGCCTGCGAGGTGTGCCGCGAGCTTGAGGCCTACCAGAAGCAGCACCCGGCAAAGTTCTCCGAGCGCATGCCGGGCACGAACTTCCCGCCGATGCACCCGTGGTGCCGCTGCTCGTACACCCTTGAGGTGGCCGACTGGGACAAGTGGATCGACGATTACGTTGCAAAGCGCGGCGGCGATTCGGCGACCCACGCCATGACGCTGCGATCGAGCGCCATGGTTCGGGAACCTGCCACCACGTCCCTGCTCGAATCGCTGCAACGCGCCGGCTCGGCGCTGGCCGGGCTTGATTTCAGGCTCAAGGGCCAGCAGTCGTTGGCGCGGAAGATCCGCACCGACTCGCACAAGCTCGATGTGAGCGAGAAGGAGGCATCAGACGGCATCAACGACGTGCTGCGCTACACATACGTGCTGCCAGTCGAGTCGTTCGCTGACGAGTTCGCGCGCATCAGGCAGGCGCTTGAGAAGGCGGGCTATACTGTGGTGAAGGTCAAGAACACGCTCGGCGACGCATCGAGCGCTTACCGTGGCGTCAACACGCAGTTCGAGACGCCCGACGGCTTCAAGTTCGAGCTTCAGTTCCACACGAAGCAGAGCCTCGACGTGAAGGAGCGCAACCACGCGCTCTACGAGGAGGAGCGGTTGGAGGACACCCCGCTTGAGCGCAAGTGGGAGCTTCGCCGCGAGATGGCCGACAACGCCGCGAAAATAAAGACGCCGCCGAACATCGAGGAGGTTCGCAAATGATTTACTACACCGACGACTCCCGCAGGCGCGTATCGCGCTTCGATGCGGAACAGATGGTGTGCGAGACCTACGATTTCACGCTCGGGCGCTGGGTATTCGACACAGAGGTGTTCGGAACGCAAAGCGGCGACCTATGGCTAGACGAGATTGGCCAGGAAGAGGCCGAGGCGATTATAAGAAAGCGCGACAAGGCGCTGCACCGATAGCAAACAGGCGAAAACCGAATAGGCATCTCACCCCAACGGCACAATCAAGGCCCCCAACACGGGGGCCTTTTCTTTTGCGTCAAGGAGGAGCCATGGAGATCGAATACATCACCCGCGCTGGGTGCCCGTCATGCGAGGCGTACCGCCGAGCGGTCATAGACCCGCTTTCCGAGGAGTACCCGGGGCGCGTGAGGGTTCATCAGGCATGGGACGGCCTCATGGAGCGGCTGAACAACGCCGAGCGCATCACCCGCGTTCCCATGGTCGTTGTAACCGACGGCGGGCGCGAGGTCATGCGCCTGCTTGAGATGCCAACGCTTGAGCGCCTTGAGGACATCCTGGAACCCGCCTGACGGGCGAATCTCACACATGAAGGACACTCGCATGGTCAAAGACCGACCGAGCGTTGAGGTCGTTAAAAGCCACGGTTCGGGCAGGCGTGGAACCCGCTAAAAGCTACGGAAAACGTGCAGGCATGAGCCACGAGAAACCTTATGGAGGGTACGAAGCATGGCAAAGGACGGAAACCGACAGAAGTTCGCAGGAGTAGCGGGCGGAAACCTCACCCCGCCGCAGCAAGGCGACGAGGGAACCGAAGGCGCTGGCGAAGAGGCGGGCACCGAGGGCGAAGGCCCCGAAGGCGACCAGCAGGGCGCGGGTGAAGACCCGGACGACAAGGGAAGCAAGCCCAAGACGAAGGGCAAGACCTACACCGACGCCGACGTTGACGAGATCGTCAAGAAGCGCATCTCCCGCGAGCGCGCGCAGATCGAGAAGCAAATCCGCGAGCAGATCAAGCAGGAGGCCGACGACCAGCGCAGCGAGGCCGAGAAGCTTGCGGGCATGAACGACTTGCAGCGCGCGCAGTACGCGCTTGAGAAGGCCAACGCCGAGAAGGCTGCGCTTGAGCGCCGCATCAACCTGTCCGAGCAGATGGGCGTTGCGCGCGCCGAACTGAAGGCCGCAGGCATCGACCTCGGCGACGAGCTTCTTTCCATGTTCGTGACGGAGAAGGCGGACGACACCAACGCCGCGATCTCCAAGATCAAGGAGCTTTTCCCCAAGGCGGTAGACGCCGCAGTGCAGGAAGCGCTCAAGCGCCAGCCCCCCAAGGCGGGCAGCGAGGGCAAGCCCCAGTCCTTCGGCGCTAGCTTCGCAGCCGCATACAGCAACCGAATGAACGGAGGAAAGAAAGATGGAGCTCAATAAGGCGTTCACCTACGGCGAGTCCGAAAGCATCCTCGATTCCGAGGTGGGCATCGTCACCAAGACGCGAACCGCTACCCAGGCCATGGCCAAGGAGGTAGACGGTCGCAAGATCATCAAGGCCGGTGCGCTGTTCACCGGCACCGACGAGTTCGGCGTGTTCCTTGAGGACTACGACATGACGGACACCGACAAGTGCCCCGTCGCCGTGATCTTCCAGGGCCGACTCAAGGCCGACAAGGTATCCACCGAGGCCAAGGCCAAGAAGGCGGACTTCGCCGCCGCAGGCCTCTACCTCGTGTAAGAAAGGAGCAGCTTAGATGCGTCCCATTTCCGAGCTCATCACCGAGCGCGACATGCTCGACTTCTCGCAGGGCTTCAACGTCCAGCGAAACTACCTCGGCTCCCGACTGTTCCCGGATCAAAAGACCCAGTACATCGAGGCCGAGTACTCCCGCATCGTGGAGAACGGCAACCTTCCCACCGTGGCAATGATCCACGGCTTCGACACCGAGGCGCACATCGCCTCCCGCGTTCCGTTCGAGCGCGTCGTCACCGAGCAGCTGCTCATCAAGGAGAAGATCAACCTCACCGAGCGCCTGCGCCTCGTCACGCGCGGCCTCGACATGCAGATGGACTCCGTGCGCCGCTACTGCTTCGACGACGTTGCCCGCATGGCAGAGTCCGTCGTCGCCCGCGTCGAGAAGGCCAAGATGGAGGCCCTTTCCACGGGCAAGATGACCATCAACGAGAACAACGTCTCGATGGAGGTCGATTTCGGCGTCCCCAGCGACCAGAAGGTAGCCACCAAGTGGGCCGTCGCCGACGCCGACATCATCGGCGACATCGACAAGTGGGTGACCATCGCCAACGGCAAGGGCCAGACCCCCACCGTCGCAATCACCTCCAAGAAGGTGTTCTCCCTTATCCAGCGCAACGCAGCCGTGCAGAAGGCGATCTTCGGCATCAACGGTGCCGGCATCCTGCCGAGCCTCGCGCAGGTCAACAACCTGCTCGCGCAGCAGTTCAACGGCCTCACGCTGAACATCGACGAGGAGCGCTACGGCGTGATCGACACCGCCGCCGACTCCACGAAGGTTACCCAGGGCCGCTTCTTCCCCGAGGACAAGTTCGTCATGTGCTCCGTCGGTTACGACGGCTCCGTTGGCACCGGCCTTTGGGGCGTAACCCCCGAGGAGCTTGAGCAGGGCGGCGCGTTCGACGAGAAGCGCCAGGAGCAGTACGTCACCTGCGTTCGCTGGGACACCCAAGACCCGGTTGCCACGTGGACTAAGGCCTCCGGCCTGTTCATCCCCGTGCTTCCCAACGTCTACGGCCACATCATCGCCACCATCGACACGACCTCCGAGCAGGCGCTCGAAAATGGCGATCGCCCGGTAGAGGGCTAGCCATGGCATCCCTCGCAGACCGCGTAAAGGCGCGTTACCTGGAAGACGAGGCAGTGCCGGCAGACGCCGTTATCGAGGAGATGATCGCGACGGTATCAGACCGCCTGTGCATCCGTCTCAAGGTGGCCGAGCTGCCGCGCCTCGCCGAGTCGATCGCCGTGGATGCGGCGATCAAGGCCCTGCGCCTGCGCGGCTACGAGGGCAGCACCTCCGAATCTGCATCGGACGGCGGCAGCATGTCGAACTCCTTCGTTGACGACGTGCTGTCCGCCTATTCCGCCGACATCGAGGCCCTGCGCGATGCGTGCCATCCCAAGGGCATCAAGTTCATGGGGGCGCGGCGATGAGGTGGTACAGGGCGGCTGCGATCAAGCGCGAGCAAACGGGCACCGACGAGCTGCACAACCCCGTGTGCTCCGAGGTGTCCGCCTTCGACTTCTTCGTTCGCGTAGGCCCGTGGCACAAGCTCAAGGCAGACAACGCGGGCAACGCCTACGACGGCGTTACCCGCTCACTGCTCACCAAGAGGCCCGCAGCAGACTTCGGCGGAATGTGCGCGGTCGAGGTGAAGGGCCACGCCTACGAGCTGGCGAACGTATCAGCGGACGGCGATACGACCGTCCTCACCGTGAAGGGGTTCAAGCCATGGGTTTTGTGATCCAAGACGCGAACGACCTCGCGGGAAAGCTGAAGCGGCTTTCCTCCGTGCGCTTCGATGCGGTCATCACGAAGAACATGGCCCAGATCTTCAACCGTGGCAAAGCCGACGGCGGAACGCCCGTATCGACCGAGAAGACCAGGCCGGGCGGGCCGCACGGCGAGCTGCGCATGTCGCTGGGCCACTCGGGAGACACCGTTGGCTACACGAAGAGCTATGCGCCGCACGTCGAGTACGGCCACCGAACCGTGAACGGCGGTTACGTGCAGGGCCAGCGGTTCCTCAAGCGGAACGTGGACACGCAGCGCCCGATTTTCAAGCAAGACCTGATCGACCAGCTGAAGAAGCTCTAAGGAGGAACGATGCCGCGAGCAGTGCAGCGCCTAAGCCTGGCCGTGTTTCTCGGTTGCCTCATTGACGCGATCGAGCAGGGCACCGGCACGAAATGCTACGACAGCCCCGAAAACAGGGCTTCTCCGCTATACAGCGTGGAGCTTCAGAACACGCAGCCAGAGAACACCAAGACCATGTACATCGACGCGATCAGCGTATGGGTTCACTGCATAAGCGAGCCTGTGCGCCCGTACAGCAACGCAAAGGTTCTCGGCATGATCCAGCGCCTTGAGCAGGCGCTTGCGGATGGGTTCGAGCTGCCCGAACCGTTCTCCCTATACCGCACGACCTTCGACGGCGTGCAGACGCTCAAGAAAGACGAAACCGACGAGGGGCACGCGATCGTGGGGGTAACCTTCCGCGTTTGCTACGGCCTCCGCGTCAAATAACGAGAAAGGGGCCGCAATGGCTTCCGTTACCGACAACAAGCTCGTTGGGTGCGACTTCGACTCCGCCACCGCAAAGGCGCTCAACGGCAACGACATCGTGGCGCTCGTGACAGACAGCACGGGCGCGAACCTTCTGGCCGTGGCGGGACAGCAGGGGCTTTCCTTCAACCTCAACCAGGACACCACCGAGGCGGCCACCAAAGACGACGCCATCGGCGGTTGGAAGCTGCGCTTCGCCAGCAACAAGGACTGGGACGCGTCCATCGACGGCCTCTACTCGCCCGACGACGAGGCCACGAAGATGGTCGCCAAGGCGCTCGCCGACGGCACCTACCTCTGCCTGAAGATCTGCAAGCGCATCCGCTCAACCGCGAACACCAAGTACGTCCCCCTGCGCATGGGCCTGGCGATTGTCACCTCCGACACCTTCGAGGCGCCGAACGACGACAACACCACCTATTCCATGGAGTTCCAAGGCTCCGGCAAGCCGTGGCTCTACGAGACCGCGACCGAAGACCAGATCACCGCAGCGACCGTGACCGTCACCAACGACTAAGGAGCACACGAATGGCAGAAGAGAAGGATTTCGACGAGTTCATCGAGGGCAACGAGTCCGACGAGGAGCTGGAAGACGCCCTCGAAGATTCCGTCAAGGAGGAGTTCAAGGGAGAGCTTGAGCAGGACATCGAAGAGATGGAGCGCGCAACGTTCACCGTCAAGGGGCGCGAGTGCGAGATCGCCTTCACGCGAAAGCGCATCGACCTCTACGAGGAGCGCCACACGCCCATCATCGCCTCTTTCTACAAGAACGACGGCATGTTCACGTTCAAGGAGCTTTCCGCCATTGCCGGCTACGGTCTGAAGCTCGTGGGCGGCGGCTACTTCATCCCGAACAAGGGCGAGGAGATTGTTAACAAGCTGATCGAGGCCAACGGCTACCCCGCCGTGTACCAGGCCGTGATGCTGGCCCTTCAGCGCGACTGCGCTTTTTTATTCATGGGCGCACAGAACGCGCTCTCACTCGCCTAACGGGCTTCGAGTACTTCAAGACCGTTCAAAAGCGCGGCGAGGATGCCGAAGACGCCGCCCTGTTCCACAGGGAGGCCGATTTCGCGTTCTTCGCCGCGCGTCTCGGCTGGGACTACGAGCAGTACGCCCAGCACACGCCCGTCCAGCTCATGTTCGTGCGCAAGGAGCTTGAGACCGCGACGGTTCGCGACTCCAACCTGCTCAAGGATGCGGTTCAGGTCGCCGTAGCCAACTGCCTTTCCAAGAAGACCTACAAACTCTGGCAGAAGCGCAACGGCGAGTTCCGCGAGACGGACTTCACCCATGCCGAGATCGACGCCCTGAAGGAGCAGTACCGAAAGAACCCGCCTTGGACGCCATGGGGAGGTGCGAAACCGAATGGCTGATTACGTTCTATCCGCAAAGGGAACCTACGACGGTGCCAACATGGACAGCGGCCTCGACAAGTCCGCCTCCAAGCTCAGCAGCCTCAAGGACACCGCCAAGTCCGTAGGCTCGCAGGTTGCCGGCTTCTTCGCCTCGAGCTTCGGCAGCGTAGGCAAGTCCATCTCAACCGCGATCGGCACGGTGACCGCAGGCGTCACCACGCTAGCCGCCACGGGTGGCATGAGCCGCGCCCTCAACATCGAGAAGGCGCAGGCCATGTTCAAGGGCATGAAGCTCGAATGGGGCGACTTCTATCAAACAATCCAAGACTCCGTAGACGGCACCGCCTTCGGTTTCGACACAGCAGCGACGGCTGCCGCGCAGCTTGCGGCGTCCGGCGTTGCCGCCGGCTCCGACATGGAGAAGGCCCTGAACGGCTGCGTCGGCACAGCCGCCACGTTCTCGCAAGACCTCGGCGACCTCTCGTCCATCTGGGCTAAAGTGGCCGCCAACGGAAAGCTCTCGGGCGAGCAGGTGGCCCAGTTCACGGATCGAGGTATCAACGCGATCTCCGTGCTATCGACCTATCTCGGCAAGTCCTCCGACGAGGTTTCCAAGATGGTCACAGCCGGCAAGATCGACTTCCAAACGTTCTCTGACGCCATGTACGCGTCTTTCGGCGATTCCGCAAAAGCAGCCAACGAGTCGTTTACCGGCTCCATGGCGAACATGAAGGCGGCGCTTTCCAAGATCGGCCAGGACTGGATGACACCGCTCAAGGACTCCGCCATCCCCGTGTTCAACTCCATCCGTGGGGTTCTCAACTCGTGCCGCGCGGCCATCAAGCCGCTTTCCACCGCTTTCGGCGAGTTCTTGGGCGTTACCTACGACGCTCAGGGCAACCTCACGCGCACCGGCGGAGCAGTCGAGAAGCTTTGCACGTTCCTCGACGGGCTGGCCGAGAAGATCAAGGGCGTAGACTTGTCGCAACTCGGCACGGGCGGACAAGTTGCCGCTGCTGCTCTTGCGGCGCTCGCTGCCGTATCCCTCGGCGGG